CTAATCTTTTTCATATCCTAAATATTTAAAACTTTGAACCGCCCTAAAATGGCCGCCGTATCCACAACCCGTTACTTTGCCGTTGCCGGTCTTGGTCATGCTTGCATTACTTCTTTTTTTATTCGCGCCATAAAGCATCGCGCCAGTTTGTGTCCATTTTTGAGCGTTTCTCAAATAACCGCACAATTGAGGGTGTGACGTGTGAAAGAACGTGTGATACTTCCTTTGGCAACGTCCATTGCCCTCCAAGTGATATTGCATCACTTCATTTAAAAACGCCGTTCCAACTCCCGCGCCTTGCCATTCCGGCATAACTACCAGTCGTGTCGCTCGATACGCATTTGCAGTAAACATCGGGCAAACCGCAACGTGAGCCACTAACTCACCATTTACCACACCGATAAAATATTCGGCAGCGGGTGGATGCTTCAGGTCTAAATAATAATGCTCTTTAAAGAGCTTCCAATAACTTCCGTTGACCTTGAAAAGATCAACTTTGATTTCAGGTCGTTTCCCGATTTCAATTTTTTTTTTTAATACTTTGGTATTCACATCGAACACCCAGTCTGGTTGAAGCCACTCGATAATATCATAATGGCACGATAATAAAACTACTTTCTTTCCCTTGTTTTTCCTCCAATTCTTACCGAAGGCCAACGCGCCAACTTTCGCAATTTGTCGATCAATTACAGATGTAAATTCATCAACCACCACTTCATCTGGTGCATCAGAAACTAATCGAGCCAATCCAGCTCTAAACTGCTGACCGTTTGACAATGCGTTAAAAGGTCGTAGCCAAGAAGGAACATCACCAAGCCCAACCGATGCCAATGCTCCTGTAGCTTGATTAAAATCGCCACTTGGCAATATGCAATCCACGATAGGCTTTGACGAATCCCAACCTTCATAAAGATTGACTAATCTATCTTTGCCAAAAAATTGGCGCCCTAGCGATGTTTTACCACTTCCCGAAGTACCGACGATTAACCCGATACCCCAATCCATATCATCAATCTCAATATTAAATTCCTGTGACCAGTTCGCGCCACTTTCGGCATTGAACAATGACTTTACCCTTTGAGCTCTGTAACTTTCAAACTCTTTACATGAATGATTTACGTTAATTATCATACTGTTACCACTTTTAAGGTTAAACCCTCTTTTTGAAGCTTTTCAAAAATTTCTTTTTGCTCTTCCTCTGATTTACAAATCACAATAACGCCGTATTGCTCTTTGTAATTAAAAACTTTCTTTTTAATTTCCATTCGATTTTTGATTAATGATTGATTATTCTATATTTGCAATTCTCACGATAATTTATAACATACTAAAGCCACAACATTAGAAGACCTATGTCCTCCAACGCTGTGGCTTTATGCTTAATTAAATTACCGTGAGAAGTTTTTAATTGTTAGAGGACTATTTTTATTTCCCACCTCCCAGGAACTACACTACACTAAATCATCGATACTCTTATAGCAATGATTTTCATCTATTTTATCCAAAATAAACGCAACCCCTTTTCCTAAACCATTCAAAGTATTATCCCTCTGATTTTTACCTAAAACACTACTTATCGTTTCCTTTCGTTTGCCAAATTCATAGCCGCTTGCGTGTTTTAAGCATAAATTAAATAAGTCTTTACACACGACATTACCCGATGCATCTATTGATGTGGCAATGCTTAAAAATTGTTCGTCTAAACGCCTGAACGAAAACTTCCATTTTCGCTTGTATAGGTTAATGACAAAAGTCACCACCAAACCAAAAGGAAACAATATAAAAGCCATAAATAAGGCTACAAATGCTAAAGCTGTGCCCATTAGTTATCGTTGTTTGTCGTTTTTTCCCAGTCAGCGGCCGTTGAAACATAAACCGGGTTCGTTTGCGTATCGAGCAATAAGCCGTCCTGAACTTTTGCAAACTCCGTTTGCTTTTTTGTCATTCCTACATAGCTATTTATGCTCTCCAAATAATCACTCAAACTATTGAGTTGATCCCACGAACGAAAACACTCCTTTGTGCCGATTAGAGTTGTGATATCGCCATCAATGGCATAATCACATACGGGATAATTAATACCCGCTTCCGTAACTTCCCAACTTTTAACCGCTATTTTTATGATTGCGCTTTTTTGTCCGTCTCGAACGTCGTATAATAATATTATTTTTGATTGTATCATTTATTTAATTTATTGTACTTGTGATTATTCCCGCATTATTATAAAATTCGACGGTCCAATTTCTATTTATTAACTTTTGTAAGTTTATATCTATTCCGCCATTATCTACAGTTAAGCAACCTTCGTGAACTTTTATCAATCCATTATTAGCCATCAATGGAAAAAACAAACCTCCTCGCGGATTTGGTTGATTAGAACGGCCAAATCTTGTTGTTACTCGTAAATCTATATATTTCAATAAAGGTAAATTACTTAAACCTTCATTACCTGTGCTGTAATTACAAAGCGGAGCTTCAAATGTTTCTAACAATAAATTATTAATAATATCCTTATTGCCTACACTCGCTTGGTTAGTATTAATTGCATTTGGAAACAATAAATTTTTAATTTTTGTGCCGCTAATTTTTGGAAATCCGCCAGCTGAAAAACTGGTTAATCCATAAATTTGTAAAATAGATAAATTTGAGGAGCCAGAAAAACAAAAATTAGATATACCTTTAGCAAATTGACCATCGTCTTTATAATAAGAGATCGATGTATCATTTTGAAACGCTGATGTCCCAACAAAATAATTGGCTATAATTGTGCATTCAATATTTAATCCAATTACTCTAAAACCTTTGATAATAGATTGATTTACCCCCAATCTTGTAGCCAATATTGCAGCTGTGTTTATTGTTGCAGATACGCCTCCAATAAATAAATTAGGTTGCAACTTCACCCGCCCAAATATCGTTTTCCTTATTCTCATAACTACAATCCAAATATTGAAATCTTATTAGAATCATTCGACCTTTGAATAAATGTAAAAATCGAATTTTGCGGAATTACCGCTCCGATATACGCGCCAATAAACACCTTAGGAGCCGTGATGGCCACCGTAACCGTGGACGCAGGATCGACAATGCCCTCGAAGTTAAATCCAACGCGCAATCCAGCTGCAGGAATAGTCTGCGTAGTATTGGCAGAAAATGTAACCAGCTTACCGTGCCAAGCATCTTGAACCAAGCCGCTTGAATCCACATAAATTTGATTATTAATCAATTGAAAGAAATCAAGATCATCCTCGACAGTGTCGATTCGCGTATTAAGCGCAACATCCGCAAGACCTCGCGCAGTGCCTTCCGCGTTCAATTCGGCTTTTAAATCAGAAAGGCTGCCGTCGTAACTTCCTTTTTCCGCTTTATTTTGATTCAAAACCTTACCCATTTCAGCGGTCAACGCTTTCGTGGTTCCGCCAGTGGTCAGGTCATTGACCAATATGGTTGAAAGCGAAGTTTGAACTGTCTCAATTGCATCAATAATCTCCTGAACTGTGTCAAGATTGACATTGTCAGAAGCCAGCAATCCATTAATTCCGTTTATTTGGTTTTGCAAAATCTTCCCTTGCTCAGCCGTCAAAACCGCGTCTGTTCCGCCCGTAACCAAGTCATTGACCGATTTCAAGTAACCAATCAAAATTTGACTAAATTCATTTAATGGTGCGTAGCCATTAGGTTGACCTTTTTCACTTATACGCTGCAAATTTGTGTGCGCATTTGGGTCAATAACGTGGTTGTCAAACTGCGACTTTTCCGCTTTCGCGTTCAAAATCAGTTCTAATCCTGTAATTTTATTAGTCGGAATCGTCTCATCTTTGTGCCAAAAGCTATCCATCCAAGCGTGAAATTGCGCTTGTGTTGGTTTCAATCCTGTTAAAAACCAGTTCTTTATTGTTGAAAGCGCAGTAGTAGCCATTAGTTCATTGGTATTAAAATATATTCAAAACTTAAATTTTGTACAACCCCTGAAAGCTCACGAAGTGTTAATTTAAACGAGGTATTTGTTTTTTCGCGAACCATGAAAATTACATCGTTATCAGAATCATAATTACTGCTTAACGACACCATCGTGCCAATTACCATATAATTATTAGTGCCAATGTTCGGAATAGGAACTGTTCGTATATTATCGGAGCCTGTTACGTCATTTACCGCAAAAGTATTCCGATGTAAAACACTCACTACAGTTGGCTTATTCATTATAAAATCATCCGCACCATTATTGGTTTGATTCCAGTCTGATTTAACATTCACTTCCGCTCCTGCTGCAATACCGCCAACTTTCGTTGCAACGGCAACAAAAGCATCGGCCAACGCGTCAAAAGCAGTTTGATCCGCTTTTCCCAAAAGTCCAGCTGCAATGTCTTTCGTTGGAAATCCACGCTTGAAATCTGCCCATGTCATCGAGCCAGTTCCAACGCCAAAAGTTACGTATCGAGTTTTGACCACTGGGTAACTATTATTGTCCTTAAAAACTAGATTCGTGTTTTCCTCCACAATGATCACGGAAGCCTGAACCCCGCCACCCCGAAATTCAAATACTTCGCCATTGACAAACACAACGCCATTCGTGACGCTTCCTCCAACGACATTACAGCCACTAATGATAGACTGATTGCCAGCCAAAGCACCAAGCGCGTTGAATATGGCAGCAGCCGTTTGCATACGTCCAAGAACCAATTGGTTCATTGGTAATCCGTTTAGTAAGCCAAAATTAATACTGTTCATATCTGAATAATTTTATAAGTTTTTCCAGCCAAAGTATAGAACTCAAGCGTAGCTATTATTTCATTTTCTTTTTGCAACCAAACGGCTGCGGGTACAAATACCACAAAGTCCACCTGTTCGCCTTGTGCTGTATAATCCAAATCTAAAAACATTGTGTCCAGAAAGAAGTCCAAATTTTCATCAGGTTGGTACAAATAATTTTCATCCAAAACAGGCACTTCATTAATGTAAATTCTGCGCAAATCATAGTCGGCAATGTCGTTGAGTGCTTTTCGCAAATAGCACTTTTGACTGTTGTAGCTTATTTTGTTTAAGTTGAAATTACGCGTTCCAATAGTCCAATGGTAATGCAAACTTTCAACAGGCGAAACCAACGCTTTCACATAGCCAAACAAAACAGGCTTACGCAAAAATGTTGGCAGCAGCAATAAAACAAGCCTATTAAAATCTACCTTATACCACATAGCTAATAGTGTCAAAATTTGGAATAACAAAATAACCACTTACTGGAACGGTCTTTACCGTAATTGGTTGAGCGGGTAAATAAGCAAGCGTACTGTTGTCATAAACCCGAGTTTCAGCATTCACAATATTTGGAATTCGCACGCCGTCAACTGTTTTAATTTTTCTTTCCAAGTCAAATAAAACGAGTTCGCCATTAAAAGGCAATTCCTTCATATATTCCAAAATCGCATCTTCTACCGGAAAGTTTCCGTTTAAAATACTCATGCCTGAATCACTTAAAACAAGCGGATCTCGAAATATTTGTAACGTCAATAAGAGTTGATCAGGCAAATTGTTGATCACCGTATATTTCACGCCACAATCGGCAATTTCATCTATATAAGCATCAAAGGCGTTCTTTTCTGCCAAAGTTATCGGGCTTAAAATCCCGCCTACTTCTTTCGCTATTTTTATAAATAACCGTCCCGCATTGGTCGTAACCGCCGCATATTTTACAATTCTTGAAGTTGCTATTTGTTCAGCTGTTAATAACGAATTATCATAGCGGTCGGAATCTTCAATCAAATTATAACCATATTGAAATTCGAGTGCCTTGGTTCGGTACCAACTTGGACGGTGCGGAAAACGCTCTTCGATAATGGTGGCGACTTCTTTTTTGTGGGTGTCGAAAATTTGTTCGAGTAAAAAAATAGAAAACGCAACGATGTAAGCAATTAGACGATAGATGGCCGACTTGCTTGTGGAACTCATTTCGCTCAAATTTCCATTTTGCGAAATGTTCGTCAAAATTTCACTTTCAATAACCGTTATACTTCGTGCCATTTTTATCGTATTATAAAATTAATTTCAATTGCCATCGCTCCAATGCCTTCATCAGAAACTGGTACAACAGCCCCTAAACCAAGTGCCGTGGCAGGCACAACATTCATTCGCGTATAAAAGTCAATCATGCTTTGATTGTCCACCGCGGGAATTGCAACAACAACTCCTGGAACCAGCTCGTCGGTAATACTCAAGCCATTAAGCATTGCCAGTTCTAACAGCTTTTCAAAACTTCCCGTGTGCTGAAGTGTCACATCAAATACCGATTGGTTATGTAAGATTTCTTTTTGCATTTGCAACTAATAAGCGATTCTCGCGTTTCAACTCCACAATTTCTTGCTGTTGTAATTTTATTTTTCGGTCTTTCAATTTATTTTCTTCTTCTAACAATTTGATTTTTCTATTCATCAAATCTTCAAACTCTTTATACCGACCTTCATATCTCACTTTCAAGTCGTCAAGAATTTCTTTGTAATGCTTCGATAGCCTAATATCATTGTCAATCGACACGGTTTCTGTATTTTCAACTGTTTGTTTTACTTCCGCTTTATATTTGTCTTTGGTAAAATAAAAAGTAAAATAACCCGTGCCAGTAATTGCCGTAACTATTGAGCCGATCCATATTAAAATATTATCCATTTAATTATCTTTTAAAAACTGATTAAACCTTACTTTAATGGCTGAAAATTCCGCCAAATTCGTCATCAATGTCGTTGTGCCTGTCAAAGTATCTGGAGTGGCAACCGTAAAACTCATCGCCTCAATAGCTCCTATCAAATCGCCTATTAATTTTTTCAAATTCTCGTTTTGTTTTTTCAACAAAAAACCGTCTGCATCAACCCGAAACTGTACCGTTTCAATCCGCAAATCCACACTTTCGATTTCCCCGTAACTCTCAACATACAGCCTATTCAAATCTTCACTAATTGGACTAACCAACACCGAACTGCCCACTTTTGGAAACAAATAAAACTTCTTATTACTTCCGTCAATAATTGATGAAAGTTGCACGTCTGGCAGTTCCAGACCGTCCGTTTGAATTGCACAAGTTCCGTTTGTCTTATCAACAGAAACAACAGTGGCCGGAAACGTGTCAACGTCTCGTTTGCCTAATTTCCTGAATGCGTCTATTAACTCTTTACTCATTACAATCTATTGCCTAATGTTACTTTTCTTCGTGCGCCTCCCGTGTCAAATGTGGTAACCGCTTTTTTTATAAAATAGTTGCCGTTTCTGTTTTCATGTTCTTTATCAAATAATTTGGCTTTCATTCCCCTGGTTGCAAATGGTACCAGGAACGAAACAACATCGCCGTCAAATCCATCGTATTTCAATTTCTCAATTTCTGCCAAAGCCATCTTTTCCAATTGCTTTAAATCGCTGACAACAGATGTTGTGTATTCCCGAACTTCCCCATCAGCATCACCAACCTCAATGGTTTGCTTTTCGTTGGTTTTCGGATTCATAAAATTATACTTCACCTTAATTCTACGATCGTCTTTAGTCTTAAATTCAAGGTTGTTTTCAACCAGGTTATAATTCAGATCATACACCACAGTTGCACCAATATTCGTGAATTGTTGCAATCCAACATAGAGAGCTCCATGGTCATCAATGAATACCGTTTGTGCCAAATCTTTCCTAAAGCTTTCCAAAACTTGAGCACCGTTGGCATTTCGCACAATCCATTTGTCCAATGGGATATTTTGATTTTCCATAAATTTGGACATCTTCAGTCCAGTGCCTTGAATCAAATACTGAACAATTTCCTTAACAGAAGTTTTGCCCCAAACCTTATTTATGTTTTTTCGTCTTAAAAGCCAAATCGCATCTTCACAATGAATTTCCATCGGTACTTTCGGACTTACTTTTTTTACATAACCCTTAAATTCCAACCCTTCATAAACGCCATCGTAAGCCAAAGTAATAAATACAAAATCGCCTACTTTTATCGCATCCTCAACAAACCTTTGTTCGCCATTTTGCCGAATTTTAAACTTTGTAGGCAATTTAATCACAGCCGTATCGCTCAACTCTTCAACTGACTTTATAATCTCAATCCCATGAACGGCATTAAAATTATAATTACCAATCGTTACCTTTCCGTTGAGTATAAACATTACAAATTATTAAATTTCAAGTTATTCAGTTCGTTCAAATCCGCAAAGAAGTCATCGTCTCCCAATGCTCTAATCGTGTAGGTTTGCATCCCGCTTTCGCCAATCATTTCATCCCATTGCAAATCTTCAATAACAATACTTCTAATCCCAAATAATTCAAAGAAAGCGTTATCCACGACATCCAGTGCGGCATTGATTTCAAAAATATCATTAATCATTTTTACCTGATCCGCAGGATATACATCCGGGTCAAATTGATTGATGCAAACGCCTTTAACTGTAATGACTTCATCATTGACGCTTATAAATTCCTTAACCGATCGTTTGCGGTCTTTACCCACAGTTGGCGTTTTTACAATCGTTTTCGACATCCCAATAGAGATAATTGGCTCATTCGGAAATACATATTGTACGCCTTTGTGCGCGACTTTCAAGGTCATAAAATACTTTGCACCCCGCAATTGTTCCGCGTTAATCCCTAATAAATCAGGCAACTTGTACCGTGATTTATTCTTTCCCCACCACTCTGGGAAATTCGGACCTATATAATCGAGCGATGCCCGAATTAATGCTTGTTTTATGTTGAATGTTGCCATTATGATGTTTGCATTTGATTAACTGAATTGACCGCTCTCAATAACATTTCTTGTACTTTTTCACCTAAACTTTCAATACCCATTTCTGTTTTGTCGACGAATATTTTAGTATCATCTTGCAGTTTTGCAATATTGATTGTGATGTTAGTAAGTTTAGAACCGCCCGAGACAATACCGTCCGCTTTTTCGCCTTTCTTTTTGCCTTTTCCATCTTTGCCACCTTCATTGCTCAAGCCATCGAAAACAGAAGATTTGGTTTTCTTTAAAAAATCAGGCGTTGCAGATGCAGCCACCGTGGTAACACCCACTTCTTTGGCTTTCATATTCACACCATCGTTGTAGCCCTTACTAAATTCGCCTGCCGCTTTCTTTCCGTCCTCTATCAGTTTTTTGCCTGAATCAATACCAAGTAAATCGCCAACGGCTTTTTTACCAATATCAAAAGCTTGCGCAAATTCGCCACTAAAAAAAGCCTTCAATGCAGCACCAATTCCCGTTATTCCAGTCAGTAATTCTGAAATTCTATTGATGACAAAATTTTTAATTGCATCGCCAAAACCTTTCATAACCTCCCACGTTCCCATCACAGTCCCTCGAAAGCCATCGAATCTCTCCCACAAGGTCCAGACTATAGCAATCAAAGCTCCAATTCCCATAATGATTAATCCTATCGGGTTCAAGTTCATTACGAAATTCAATGCCGCTTGTGCAGCCGTGGCAATTCCTAATGAAAAACTAAACCCGCCTAATGCATACGTCAACATTAAAGCCTGAAATTGTGCAATACCAAAACTGACACCAAGACCAAGAACAATCGAACCTAAAAATATAAGAAGTGGTGTGGCTTGCGATATGTAAGTGGCAATATCCCGAATGCCTCGTGCAAAGGGTAGAATTCCATCCGCAACGGCAATACCAATATCAATCATTGGCGCTATCCAATTCGCAAAAGCCAACCCGATTTTAGATATTGAGTTCTGGAACGTTCCCATCATAGTACTAAACTTTCCACCCGCCGTTTCCGCCATTTTATTTGACATGTCAAAATAACGACCGCCTTCAGACGTTGCCAACTTAAAAGCCTCTTCTACCATCGCGGCAGAAATTGCTCCCTTTTCCATTTTCTCTTTTAGCGAACCCATAGATTCGCCCGTATTTTCTGAAATTACTTGAAGTGGGTTAAAGCCCTGGTTAATTAATTGCATTAAGTCCTGACCCATTAATCTACCCGTTGCCGTAATTTGAGAGTAAACAAGCGAAAGTCCGCTTAATTTCTCTTCATTACCCATCGCCACATCGCCTAGCATTTTCATATTGGGCATTATTTTCTCGTGTGCAAGTCCAAAACCAAGCATTACTTCAGCACCTTTCACAATACCTTCATTGCTATAAGGTGTGGCGTTTGCGTACTCGTTTAATGCAACTATCATAGTTTTGGCCTTATCGACAGAACCGAGCAAAACTTCAAACTTCACATTGGTTTGCTCCATCTGAACACCCATATTAAAAAGTGCCTTCAAGCCGCCAACCACGCCAATTGAAATCCCTAATGCAGCCGCTAAACCTATCAATTTAGTAAAGCCCGCACCCGCTGTGGAAGAGAAAGAACTAGCCGAACGCTCCGTGCCTTGAAAGTTTCCGTTCAGTTCGTTTACACGTGTATTTGTCATACCAACGCTTGCAGCCACACTTTGCAGTGAGCTGGAAGCGTAGTTTTTCATTTGTATGATAAATTCGTAAGCGTTCATTATTTTTCTGAATTTTTGCGTTCTTGTGTTCTAATATAGTGTAGGTTCTGCACCTCCTCGCACCAATCCAAATCACTCAATTTATGAGGATTTTTGATGTGCATGTAATATTTCAAATAAGCATCTAGTAGCCTAATATTGATATGTAGTTTGTCTCCTGAATTACTGACGTACTCATAAGACGAAGCGTCGTCGCCATCAATTACGGCTTCGTCTAAAGCTTTTTTATTACAGCAACTTTCTGATTTTGCAGTTTTTCAATAGCCTGATATAACGGAAATCGAAATGCAGCGTTATCTTTATCAGTATAAGCTTCATCCTTAGTCAAGCAAACCAAGTCAAACAACATTTCTTGTGTAACAAATGGTTTTGATCCTGGGTTCTTTTTTTCTGCCAATTTTAAATCATCACGCGTGATCAATCTTACCGTACAAGTCTTTCCACCAATGGTAATAATCGAGTTGTTTTTGTCTTTGAAAATTTCAGCCTCATCAAAATTGAAAAATTCTTTGATTTCTTTTCGCGCTGGAAGGAAGTAAGCGTCATCGGTCTTGATTTCAACATCACCACCAATGAAGAGTGAATTAATCATGTCTTCGCCAAAAGCCAAGTCGCCATTATTTTGCATAGCAGTGAAAGCTCTCTTGAAATCTTTCATTTTTGGCTCTCGCAAATAAGCCGTTTTATCGTCCACTGGAAGCGCGTAAATGTTCCCAAATTGCTCTTTCCAAGCCTCTATTTGTTTGTTGTCAACTTTGTTCATGTGTTCTTTGTTTTATTTTTAAAATGAAAAAAGCCATCCATCTTGACGGTGGATGGCTTTTCAATATATTTTTCGTATCTATTCTAGCAGTTGTTCCTTATAAGAATTTTAGACTTAAACAACCTGGCATTCGAACTACAATTACTATTTGGTGGTTCTTTCGCGCTATAACTAAATTTGCTTTCGGGTTCAATTACTTTAAAATGCACTACTGGCACATCAGGCAATTTTAGTCGTTCTAAAATGTAGATAAAGTCCACTGAAGGAACATTAAAAAGGTTAACTCCAAAATTCATCTGTACGTTGGCTTCATAAGCGAAAGTCTTTTCAGGACTCTCGAATGTTGCGTTTTGGTTTTTGTCCTGCAATGGTGTACTGGCCATCGCCGTGAAACTAATCATCCCGATTAGAAACATAAAGACTGCTAAAAATGATCGCATTCTATTTTTGATATTGCTAATTAATATTTAATTTTTTAGTATCTGTTGCGCAACTGCTAACCGCTAACTGCTAAATGCTAACTAAAAACTTACTGCTGATGCTTCACATCCAAGAAAATAAACGGCACTTCGATAAGCATGTTCTTATCGCCTTGCTTCATCGCCTTTTTGTACTCGGTAAATTCGCAGCTCACAAGCCTATCAGTTACCGTTGGACCGCCGTCGTCTGGAACAAATGCCCAAATGATGTCAAAGCCTAAAGCCAAAATATCATTCTTGGGTGCGTCTTTAATCATCGCTTCAATTTCAGACTGCCAAAGGCTAATTTTACCTTCGTACTCTTTGTTCCCACGGGTAACTTTGTGCCCTTTTGATCCGCGACCTCTCAAGATACCTTTATCTTGTTTTACCGTGTATTCCACGTTGTCAACACCCTCGATAATTCGGCCTAAAACCGCAATGGAAATGTCGTTCCAGGAATATTGTTTACTACTGTACATCTTATTCTAAAATTGTGGTAAATCCAATGTTTACCGTGATGAAGTCTGCATAACCAACAGGCAACAACTGCAATTGCACTTGTACGTTGTTCGTTACCAATACGTTTTGATTTTCGTCTATAAAACAACGAACTGCTGAAAGTTTCCCGGCTTCAACCATCAATTGATTGATCTGACTTTCCACATTTCCTTGCCAAGTTTTTATGATCGCTGGATGAACGGTTCCGGCATCCGTTACAGGAATTTCGTCAGAAAGTTCTTGTACCAATGTCGTGTAGGCAATTAAAACCGCTTCGTCCATGACCAAACCTCTGGCCATGCTATTGAAGTCGTCCGTTGCAACTGTCAACGTTTTGTCACCAGTAAAGAAAAAGCCAGATACATTTGCGAAGCTGCGCAGAAATACATAGTTCTTTGTGTCGATGGCATCCCAAGCCGTGTCCAGTGTCGCCACTGTCGCGGTATTGGTAAAATACGCCGCAAAAGGCTCAATTGGACCATCTTTCACACGGCTCAACTTTCGTTGAGTAGGTGTCGAAGCCAATCTACCAAGTGTCAAACCTATAGCCGCTTCTTGCGACCCGTCTACATTTGCAAGCAAAATCATGACTTTATTCAAGTTTGTGATGGCGTAATCTTTCAAATTAGCCACAACCCCGCTGAATTTATTACCTGATACAATTACCCGAAGTGGGTAATATCTGTTTGCAAAATCTTGTGCCAATGCTTGTGCTTTGACAACCGCCAAGTGCACATCGGCATCAAGTCCTTCGGTAATGACTTCGCCAGCACTTGCCTTTTTCAACAATCCCAAAACCCGAATTTTACCTTGAGCATCACTCAATAGTTTTCGAGCAAAATTATTGTCGATGTCGGCTTGCTGCGTCATAGTAGTAACGGCTAAAGTCAACATAAACCAAAGTTCAGCCCCTTTGCCCGCTTCGTCATAAAACGCTTTGATTTGCTTGAAAGCAAAATCATTTGTTCCACCGAGTGTAATTCCCAAATTAATCGCTTCTTGTAAAGAAAAGATTTGATAGGAACTGCCTACAGTTACTTTATTTGCACCCGCAACGGTAACGCCAGTTAAAACAAAACCCGGTATTTTTTGAATATCGGCTTGTGCCAAACCTAGACCATTGCTAGAGATGTTAAATTGAATGTTTGGTAAACTCATTATAATATACCTTTAATTGTGATTGTGCCTACAAAGCCGATGACTATTCCGGCAATCAAAAAACTTATAATATCAATGAAATTATAACCTGTTTCTTTTGATAGTTCCGTTGCCTGGTCTTTTGTCGAGGCACTAAATTCTTTTTGAAGTTCGCTTTTTATTTTGGCTCGTAAGGCCAAACTGTCGCACGTTGCCGTTACGAAGATTGTGTCGCGTTCAATGCGCACTTTTGCCGTAGCATTGCCATTTTTCTGTGTGAAAACTTTTGGCTTTGAAATAACCTTTAAAGAGTCTTTAAAAAACTCATTTACTGAAATTTTCAAACTTGTTGAAGACGCTGGAGCAAACAAAACAGTATCACGATACGATTCTCTTTTTTCAGAGAAATTTTCACTCGTGGAAGTGGATTTTTGAGTTTCCTGCCGTGTAGCACGACAGGAAGTCAAAAACACAAAACAAAACAACATTATGAAAAAACCTCTATACATCTTTATACTCTTTTTTAGCGTCAAAGCTTGGGCACGCTTTGGCAACGTTGGGAAAATCTCTATGACCTTGAATAACCGCGTTTGGAAACTTGGTTTTCAGTTCTTGCAAAATATGCAGCAATGCACACTTTTGCTGAAAAGTTCTATTATCAACAGGCTTTGTCTGTGCATCAATGCCGCCGATGTAGGCAACATTGATTGTTTCAGAATTAAACCCTTTTACACCATTTGAAACTTGATCAATTGGCAGTAAGTTGACAATTTCGCCGTCTGGCTTGATAATAAAATGATAGCCGGGCATTTTCCATTTCAACTGATTTTTCCAGAAGTTTTGAATTGCACTAATGCTCGCTAATTGAGAAGTTGCAGAACAATGAACGGCTATAAACTTTATTTTTCGCACTATTTCACTTCTTGCGTTGCAGCAGTTCCAGCGCCGCCTTCTTCTTCCTCCTCATCTTCCACTTCCACGCTTAAACCGTTTATGTGTGGCACGATGTTTTTGTCTTCTAAAGTGGCTGCGTGATTTCTTGCAAAACCTTGGTTTTCAAAAATGTATCCGTCCGAAGTACTGAATACTTCATCTCTCGAACCTACCTTTGCAAAATAATCTGATACAGTGTCAGAAACGGCATCTGCTACAGATGTAGCAACCTCGCCTGATACTTTTTTAGCAACGGCGTCTGATACAGACGCGGTTACTATTTTTTTTACTTTTGCCATATTAGCTCAAGATTGCACCCAAATACTTTGGGTTGGTTGCACGAATGTTACCTACAAGAGCTCTTTGAGCAAAGGAAATTTCGTCAGCTTGTGAAGCCGCAGAACGGATTGTCTCGTACATTTCTGTATCACCAAAACATCTAAATGTTTCTTCTGAACACCACGTAAATGAGCAATTTTTATCGTCAACAGCCTTAACAGTTCCAAAAGGTTTTTTGGCGTTAGCAGCGTTATAAAGTGCCGTTTTGTTAAAACGGTGAACTTTGAAACCGTACATTTCTTTAGTGTTCAAAATTTCTTTATAAAGCACTTTGTTTTCTTTTTTGATCTTCGCCATGTGCTCAGCAGTCAAACAGACGTGCAGGTTATCGAAAATGTCCAAAGCAGCGTAAAATGCTTCCATGTCGATGATTGCGTCGATAATGCTTCCCGCACCTACAACAGCAACTCTGTTAAAATCGTTCGTGGCGGCAGGAGCCCAAGCATAAGCAGCTCTAACCCCAAGATTCTTACCTAACGAGGTTTTGTGACGATTTGTCACCGAAGCGCGTTTGTTATATTGCAATTCCACCTCTTGCAAGTCTCTGTGCCGCGTTCTAGCAGTTGAGTAGGTTTTCAGAATTACTTCATTTGGAATGTCATTGATGGTTGCCAAAGGCAAATCATCTTCGTTTCCTGCGAAATAGTCTTCATAAACGTCTGGCTCAATGCCTGCCTCAGCAAGGTGCAATTTGTTGTTTTCTACATATTCCGATTTATCGGTTGATGCTAAAACAAAGCTGTTGTCTGGGATTGGGTTTTCTTGAATACCTGCAATCCATACTTCTTTTTGTAAACCTGCCATATCTTTTTTTTATAAAATGGAAATTAAATACTAATTACTTCGCTGTGTAGCGAACACCTTTTTGGTATGCTTCAGCCAAAGCCTGATACTTTGCTGGATCATCCGTTCTGATTTTTGACAACTTCACGGAATCGTGCTTTTGCAAATAATCAAACGTTTCCTTCTCTTCAGTTGGCTCATTAGGACCAGATCCTTTGCCACTCAAAACCACTTCTTTAATTTTAGAACCATCTGCACCTGTCAAATTAGCCGATTCTTTATCTGCAATCAATTTTGACAAAATGACTTTCTGACCTTCAAAGTCAGTGTCGAAGGCTTTGATTTGTGAAGCTTCAAGGCTCTCTGGGATCAAACCTAATTGAACCGCTTTTTTAACCAATACTGTTGCATCAGTTGTGTGAATTCCTTGAATTTGAGCTTGTAACTCAACTACTTTCTTTTCTGCCGTTTCTTTGGCCAACTTTACGCTGGTAATCGTTTCCAACAACACACTCTCTGGCGTGTCTGCCGATAATGCAAGCGCAAGGGCAATTGTTTTAAATTCTGACATATCTTCTTTTTTTATGTTCAACAGTTTGAGCTTGTTCAGCTTTACTTCGCCTTCATTTTTTGAAAGCTTCAGGGCGTCATCATTTCCGCCAATAGGTACAATTGAAATTTCTATGAGCTTACATTTAGTAACCGTCTCATACATTTGACCTTCTTTAACCAGTTCCGGTTCTGACGATGCCGCGATTACTTCCGCATACATTGACGCCATGCGAATGAACCCGCCCGCTACCTTTTTGGCTATTTTTTTTGAAAACTCTTCGCTTTCGTCAAATTCGATAGAGGCAATTAATTTGCTGTCCTCAACCGCAAGCTTGACGCAACGACCTATGACTTCGCCACCTTTATTTTCGCCTCGTTCTTCACGGTTGTGGAGGTACAAGACAACTGGGTTGCGCAAATATTGAGTAGTGTCAATCCCATCGGTAAGGATGCGATATTGATACCCGTTTACGTTTTCCGTGTTAATAACAAAGTCGTGGATCAT